TACTGGCAGCGACCAAGCCAATAACAGCAGTAGATACAATAGTAGAAACTTCTGGAATGTATTGATCTTTAAACGGAACACTTTCATAGAGAGTTATACATTCAATCCCATCTTCCCCTCTTTTATGTCCTATGACACGTTCCAATCGTTTTTCGTTACGAAAGTCTCCAACCCTTTGATTATTTTTACCAGGGCAAGGTTTTAATTCAATATCCTTTTCTTTTGGTATTTTTGGTATCTCTGGAGTCGTTGCTTCTGGTAAAGGTGGGGTTTCATTATTAACAGGAAGTTCCTCTGTAATGACAAGATTTTCAGGTGTATAGTCAAGAGGAACAAAACTAGGAAACGGAAAATCACACGTTGTATATACACCATTAGGATCTTGCAATAACAAATTATGATTACCAGTATTCTTTATATCACGATGTTGATAAGTACAACCAGGAACATCAATCTCAGGTGGTTTTGCTATCTCAATGTAATGTGGGCTATATATCTCTGGAACGTCTGGAATATAGATCTCAGGAATATAGATCTCAGGTATTTCCAATTATATTTTTGATTCGCCCATTATTGGTGGTAATGGTAAAGATGGGCCAATAAGATCAGGTAATCCCTTTTCTAAAACTTTTGGCATCATTCCCTGTACATTTCCAAGAACTTTATTCATCATCTTTGTTTGGAATTGCTCTGATGTTACATATTTATATCCAAAGTACCCTCCACCAATAACGGAGGTTACCATTACAAATGAGACAATACTCAAAACATTAGCAATTTTTTGAAACATGATTAAATTTGCAATTTTGAAAGCACTATCTTTTTCAAGTGTGCTTGTATTACTGCTTATTGTAGCCCTATCCCCTCTCTACGTCACTATGGGGTTAATGACAAGACAAATGCACGAAAAGGTTAACTAATCAGTTTGATTATTCAAAAAAAGTACCTACCTCATCGGCTGGATCAGGAGTATTAGTCTTAGCCCACTCAAGATACTCTTGATAATCTATATTGTCTGGGTCAAAAGGTATGCAACTATGTGGCGGGTTTTCAAGATTTTTAAATATAAAATCGGTTTCCCCTGTTAATGGATTTTTGTGTAATTTATAGAGCGCCATAATTAAAGTTCTGCTGAAAATTTTGCAAAGGCATTAGCATCATGCCCAAATCTAATATACCTATTTGTATTTCCTTCACTACCTAATTGTCCACCACTAAACTGAAAATAATCACTTCCTTGAGCGTGTAGATTATTAAAAGAACTAACAACATAACTACTCCGATCTACCTGTGGTTCTCCTAATTCTAAAGAGCTTCCAATTGTTGCAGTTGGTGTTCCTCTCATTTCTCTTTCAAACCTAAAATTAATATAACCTCCTGTATTACTAGCAGCTTCATTTATAAAAGGTAAGGATAATCTTTTTGTGTTATTTCCAAATGAGTCTATTCCATATTGTTGATAATAGCGTTTACAAAGGTCTAATTCTTGTCCATATCCTCTGTGTTCAAAATCTGTTGCCACGCTGCCTACTTCTAATTGAACTCCTGTAAAAAGTATATTGTTTGAAGCATTATCCAATAAATTAACTTGGTTTGCTGATGCACCAAAATATCCTCCATTCTGTGCTCTCCAAGTATTTACTGATCCATGTCTAGAAGAACCTGCAAATAGAACAAAACAAAGCTTAAAACCTCTTCCATTATCAAATGCTGCTTCTGTTCCGCTTGTATCACCAGGAATAGTTATCGTTTTCTTTTCCCAAGTGTCAGACTGATTGATTGTATATTCTGCTAAATATTCTCTACTGGCATCATGTCTTAATAGTTGTACCGTGGCTATTCCTACTTTTGTTGATTTAATCCAAAATTGTAAAGTAATTGGTTTTGCAACACTTGTTCCATGTCCAAGAAATCTTATATCTTGAGATTCAACAAACTGACAAAAACCCATCCAGTTATTACCAGTTGGTGTTCCCATAGCAGTTGTACAATCGAGCTTTATGGCTTGACGATAGTTTCCATTAGGGACATCAGTACTAATTGTTTGATAAGTTATTCGTGCAGCTTCTCCACCATTGTTACTTTGATGCCATCTATCGGTGGTATAGTTAACGCCACCTGTAGGAGTTATAGCTGTAGCAGTTCCACCCATTCTTTGATCAACAATAAATTCACCATTGATTATTAAATTTTTACCTTGCCTATTGGTCAAATTAGCAGTTGCAGTTCCATCAGTATTATTGACAGTAATAGCAGCAGAACTAGCTCCTACACCTTTTATCGAATTTACCTTGATCTCTGACATAATTAACTAGGTTTTGGATTAGCGTCTTTAACCGCTTTGATGTGGATAGCCCACGTTCCAGTTGTATCTAGTTTACCAGCGAGCATATCGGCATACAACATATCAAGTTGATCTCCAAAAGAAGCATAGATAGTAGAGCCATTAGTTGTTCTATCGGTTTTGTACTTAACAGCAGCAGCTTCAGCATCTAGTGTGGTTCGTGCAGCATCAATTTTGCTTTGCTCTAGAGTTACAGACTTTCCATCTTTATCAAACGCACCAGTAGAATCATCAATCATAACTACTGTACCCGCATACGCTTTGTAAATAGCTTCGTGGTCTAAACTCATGCTGCTATCTCCGTAAGTGTGATTCTTGATTGACCCCTTAGTGCTGAGTCATAATGTCTCCTATTTAAATAAAATGTATTACTACCGCTATATGTTGTTCCCTGTAGTTTGTAAACAAGGTTTGACCCTGCACTTTGTCCATGTGTATCAATAAATTTAAAACTTATTTGGTGAAAACCATATTGATAATTGTCACCACTTTCAGCTATGTATTGAGCAAATGTTTCTGCTTCACCAGACTTAAAAGGTAAAAATGTACTATCTCTAAACAACTTAAAACCAAATCCACTAGCAGAACTTCTACCAACCAATAATTGTATATCAACCATTATACTAGTACCACTTGTAACACCATTTACAGTTGCAGTCATACCACTTAAATCTACATAACTTGAACTTGAGTAACTTACTGCTGACTCTTGAGTTGCAGTGACTTGTTGTAAAAGTTTACCTCCTCCTGCTGCATCGAAACTTAAATTACCAGAACCATCAGTTTTCATAAACTGACCAGCCGATCCATCAGTATTTGGTAGTTTAAATGCTACGTCATTTGCCCCTGGTTCGGTTGTAGGAGAGTTAAGTGAAACAACTTTACCCGATGTATGTTTTAGTGATATTTTGCTCATGGTTTAGGATATTTGTCTTTGATAGTTTTGATCGAAGCTTTCCAAGCATCTATTCCTTCATTATATATCTGATCAAACTGATCTTCAAATTTTGGATATTCTGCCCTTCTTTTTGATTTATAAGAGTCATTTTCTAAATCCCAAGCAGCTTGTAACGCTGCCAGTCCGTCTGTACATTGTTTTTCTGTAGGTTTAGACCCACCATCATACACTACTAAGTTTGCATAGATTTTGTTTGAAGAATCACTCCACCCAAACCATTGTCCTACACGCACAGTTACAAGATAATCTTCAATTTCATTTGGTCTGCCTGTTAAAAAATCCATATTAAGTATCAGCTAAACGCATAAAACGAGCAAGAGTTCCACCGCTGTTAATATTATCGGGATTGCCGTCAATAACTACTTTAACTCTAGTTGTTAGAGCATTTGTTACATCGTAATAAAAAGTATTTTGGTTTTGTGAATACCAAGATCCAGATATAGCTGGAATGTTGGAATACGACCTTAGGGGTGATCCTGCGTAACTAGAACCACTATCTGTTGAGATTTGAGTGTAAATTGAATAACTATCGTGACCAGTACTTCCATAAGCGTATGCTTGCACATTAACTTGCCAAAAACCAGTTGAAGGGAAAGTCCAAATACCACTTGATTGTGTCATAGCCGAACCAAACCCAGTAGTATTACCATGTGCACTATATTGCGCCCAGTTTACAACAGGATTAGCCCCGCCAGTAAAATTTGTAGTCATGTACCAAACGCTAAGATCAGTTATGCCACCACTTATTCCAGTTAAACCTGAACCATCACCACTTAAACCGCTTGCTGAAATTGCAAATTTTTCTACTCCACCAGCCGAAAACTTGATAGTGTCAGCAGAAGGAAAACTTATTCCTGTGTCAGCATCATCACCAGTAATAGCTGGTGCAGATACAGATCCAGCTACTCCTTTAATCGCTGGTGTTGTTCCTGATAGTTCTAAGCTCATAATTAAAGAATAACAAGAGTTGCACCATTCGGCACAGTTACTTCGACATTATTATTTATTGTAGGCGATACTGTGATTGCATTTTTACCAGCCGTTAAAGAATAAGTAGTTGTAATAGTTTGGCCTGTCTCCAAGAACACCTCATCCGTGCCACCTCCAGTAGCTCCAGCACCTCCTCCAATAGCACCCCAAGACGTTGTATAACCTTCAAATTGTCCTGTGTCGGAATTATATCTGAATTGTCCTGCTGCTGCTGAAGGTGCTCCAGATTGTCCAGGTTGCTGTGCATTATTACCAACAGGAACTTTTAAAAATCCAGTAGATGACATCGTAACATCACCTGTCATCGTAGGACTCGCTGCTACAACATGACCTAAATTATCTAAACTGATATTTCCTATCGTTATATATGCGTTATTAGCTGCGTTTCTTATCTTAAATAATGAACTTCCTGTATCAATATGTGGTTGAAAAGCTGAATTTATTGATGGATCGCCAGAACCGCTATTTAAAGAATTAATAGCAGCAGTAATTTGATTTAATTTTGTTCGGACAGCAGCACCCGTTCCATTGTCAATTACATAGCCCGCCCCACCTGTGTTATCGACTCTAGCCATTTAGAAAAGTAACATTGTTTCTATTATACTATCCTTTTCCAAAACCAACAGCCGTGTAAGAAAAATTCTTACCAATAGAAGCATTGGAACTATTTTTAAAATCAATCGTAAAACCAGTACTAGATACATTAGTAATCTCGAAATAATCACCAGAGGCTAAATTTTGTGCAGTAACATTTATTGAAGGCAAGTTACTGTTAGCACCTAATAATGCTGATGTACCAGTGAAAAATGGAGAATCAAATGTGTATGCTGTAGCTTGAGCATTTTGAGTAATATTTGATCTTTGCTCGGTTCTTCTTTCTAATTTTGCTGTATAGCCTAATTGAAATACTCTAATATCCTGTGCTGGATCATTACTTGTAAGAACTGTTCTAAATTGAAAACCTCTTGCTTTAAACGTACCACTTGTAAAATTTTGAAATGCTGTATATGTAGGAGAACCAGAAGGATCGTCTTGTGTGGTGCGTACAAATAATTGAGCATCTACTTCATTAGCTTCTGTTCCATCAAAAGTACCTGTTGTTGGAAATCCTTGCGGTCTTGCATCAAATAAATCTGATGGGAAGAAACCTTCTGTTTTAAAATGTCTAATTAAGTCTAAACTAAATACAGCACCCAAATCCAAAGTATCTTTAAAGTCATAACTTCCAGATGGAGATATTCCACCTATATCATCTATTGAACCAATAGCAGGATCATCAAAAGATGTTCCAATAGAAACTCCAATATCGTCAAATTGTCCTGCACCAGTTAAGTTAAGAGAATTTGTTATCGCATCAAAAGCTGTATTGACCTTTGCACCTTGAAATTTAGGATTATCTAAATCTTCTCTTCTAGTCTGAACAAGTAATTTATCACTGACTTCTGGAATATTTACAACAACGCTGGCTTCTCCTGCACTGAATCTACCGCCATCATCTTGAAACTTAAGAATGTATTCCCCAGTAATAGCTGGAACTAATGCTTCAGTTGAGTTTCCTGGAGCAGCTTCTACTAAATCAACAGCATTTTCAAAAGTACCAGAGCCGTCAGTTGCCGAACTATCATGTCTAATGTAAACAAGACCAC